CGATCACGGTGTCGAGGTCGAGGTACAGCACCGGCCCGCGCAGCCGGAAGATCTCCATCTTCGACCACCAGCCCGGCCAATCGTGGAGAAGCTCGATCGTCTCCAGCGGCAGCGCGTTGGGCTTGTCCGTCAGGCATATGAAGCGGTGCATCGGCGCGAACCGTCGGCACATGTCGCGGAGCGCGACGACGTGCCGGGGCTCGTACTCGCCGCCGGAGCGCAGGACTGTGGCGATGGTGATCATCGCTGCGCGGCGCTACGCGCGAACCGCTCGTCGGACTCGCGCAACGCCCGAGCGAGATCGGCAGGCGACGGGCGACCGCGCGCGGCGATCGGCCGGGCCGGCGGCGGGCTGATTGGGTCCATCACAGGGGACGCTACGGGCGCGGGCGCAGCCATCGCCGCCATGTCCGCGGGCGACAGGCCACCGAACGTGTCGATGCGCGCGGGTTGGAACTGCATGTCGGCCTCGCTCGGCATTCCCGCCATGACAGGCAGGCGCGGCCTTGCCGGCGCAGCGGGACGCGGCGGCGGCGGGATCGGAGCCGCAGCGCCGCGCGGGTCGGTTGAGGGCATGTACGGGATCGACGGCGACGGGGCGTCGTAGCCGCCAGGCGGCGTCGGGGGCAGCGCGGGGTTGGGCAGTCGCTCGTACATCTGCGCGGCGTCCGCGGCCTCGGCGGGCGACATTGCCGGGCGGCTGCCGAAGCCGAGGAAGCGGCGGATGTCGTCGAGCGAGTAGGACCGCACCGGGCCTCCGGCGGTGCCTTCGGGGCGCAGCATCGGGTCCATGATGCCCGCCATGCGGCGGTCGAATGCGTCCTGCTCGTCGCGGCTCATCGCCATCGGCATCACTCCTTGTTGCGCGCGCTGATGGCGCGGGCCTTGGACTTCGCGTCTTCCTTGCTGCTGGCGCCCCATGCGCGCAGCGCCAGGGCGAGGCGGGTCGGCTTGCCGTTCTTCTCCATCGGGCCGGGCATGTTGCCCATGCGAGCGAGGAACGAGGCGCGGCGCGGGTTGTCGCCGGACTTCACCGGGGCCTTGAGCGTGCCGCCGGTCTCGGCCTTGTACGAGGCGCGGCCCTTGGCGTTGAGCCCCCCAGCGGGGTTTTTGCCTTCCTTGCGCTGCCAAGCCGGGCTGCTCATCGCTTGTTCTCCGGCTTCGCGGTCTTCGCGGCCTGCTTGAAGTCGGCCTCGCTTGGCCTGCCCTTCTCGCCGGGGCGCTTCATCTTCTCGCCGGAGCCGGCCTTGATCCGCTCCTGTTTGGCGAGGATGTTGGCGTAGAGGCCAGCCTTGTTCATGGCATCACGCCGAGAAGATGCCGACGGCGAGGACGGTGACGCCCGCGCCGGTCGTGATCTTCCACGGGCCGGTCACCGCCGCCGCTTCGATGTCTACGTCGTAGACGCCGACCGGCGTGTTGGCGGGGATCGACAGGATCGTGGTCGAGCCGTCGATCACCGAGACCGTCGAGGTCGCGGCGGTCGCGACGGCGACGACGATGCGGTGCAGGTAGTCTCCCGCAGCGCCCGTGCCGCCGAGAACCTGGTTCGACTGCGAGACCGCGACGGTCTCGTACTGGTAGCGGTAGGGGTAGCTGACGCCGGCCATCTGGGCCTCCTCAGGACAGGAAACGGAGCTTGTAGATCGTCGCGTCGATCAGCGACGCGATGGTGATGCAGAGCATATGCCCGGCGAACTCGCCCATCGCGGCGTGGTACTCGCTCGAATCGGTCATATCCTGGCGCTCCTGCTGCGCGTTTCGTGCGCGGCCCACATGTCGTTCAGCGTGGCTGCGTTTGCGGCGCCGACGAGCAGCGGGCGGTCGGCCCGAGGCGGCTCGACGGGCGCTTCCTCGCGCCACGCGACCGCAAGCATACGGAAAGCGTCGGCAGGATGCGAGGTCCAATCATGCCTAGGCGTCGCCCTGAAGGCGCGCTTGTCCTCGTCGTACTCGCGCTGGTACTGGCGCAGGGCCTCGATACCCTCGCGGCAGCGCTCGACGTCGAACCAGCAGCGCGGCAGGACGAGGCGCGCGGCTTGGATGCCGTCCTGCACCCCGAGGTCGGCCACGATCGTGAATTTGCCGATGCCGCCCAGCAACGCCGCGAGCTGCTCGACCACGCTGCGGCCGCCGCTCGCCAGCGTCTTCGCCCGCGCGTCGTGCGGGAGGTGATGGCGGGCGTAGCGGAAGGGCTTGCCTGCGACGACCTCGGCCAGGTCCGCGACGGTCGAGCCGCTGCTGGCGTGGTAGTCGATCAGATGCACCTCGCCGCCAGCGACCTGATAGAACCAGATGGCGGTGTCGTCGCGGTAGCCGATATCCCACGCGGTGAACACCGGGCGATCGGGATCGTGCGGGACGCGCCCGATGCGGCCCGCGTCCGAAGCCTCGCGCATCTCGACGCCGTAGAACGCGCCGAGGATCGCGGCCTCGAAGCTGCATTCGTACTCCTGGTCGTACTGGTCCTGCGTCAGTTGCGCGCGCAGGGCGTGAAGCTCGGTCGGCGGCAGGATGCCCGAGGCGCTGGCCGGCAGGCGCAGGCAGAACCAATCCGGCGATCGCTGCGCGGCGTCGAAGGCCTCGTAGAACTGGTTGCGTCCTTTGGGCGTTCCTCCGATCACGGCCCAGCCCTGCTTATCGCTCAGCGTCGGGCGGATGACGTTGCCCCAGACGCTTGGGCGAAAGTCGCCGTACTCGTCGAGGTAGACGCCATCGAAGCCGAGGCCGCGCATCGCGTCGGCGTTGTCCGCGCCGAACAGCTGGATCTTCGCGCCCGTCTGCGTCGTAAGCAGCAGCTCGGCCTCGTTGACGCCAGAGGTCGCGGGCGCGGCAAAGCGTTTCAGGTAGTCCCACGCGACGCTCTTCGCTTGGCTGCGATACGGCGCAACGTAGGCGTAGTGAGCGTGCGGCCGCTGCGCGGTGATCGCGGCGCGGATCAGATCGTTGACCGCGGCAACCGTTTTCCCTGCGCGCCGATGCGCGACGAGGCAGGCCCAGCGCTGGGTGCGCTTATGGAATGGCAGGAACGCTCGCCGAGGCGCGTAGGGCAACTTGACCGTCTGCACGCGCGGCGCGCTCACTCGGGCTCGCTCCACTCGTAGCGGATGACCTGCGGGCCGCCCTCAGGGCCGGTCACCTCGGTGCGGCCAAGGTCTGGCACGGTCTTGCGAAGCAGGATCTCAGCGGCGCGGACCTGCGTCGGGCTCAATTCGATCTTGCCCTCGACGTGCGCGGCGAGACGCCAGCATAGGTTCGACGCCTGGATCTTCGCCTTCCAGTCGTCGTTGAGCCGCAGCTTGTTTTTGCGCGCAGCCATGTCGTTGATTTTATTCGCCGTCTTTGAACATACCGGATCTGCAATGATGATGCCCCGCCCAACGCCATGCGTCAACCGCATAACGCCCTGCGTTCTTTGCAATGCTGCGGCGAAACCGGCGGTGTATGTTCCTCGCATCGCAACCCCACCAACGGAGACGAACGATGATCAAGAACTCGAAGCAAAACTGGACGGTCGGCAGCATCGTGAAGGTCGGCTTCCTCACCCTCAAGGTGGCTGGGATCAGCGGCGGCGTGTACCGGCTGGTGCGGCCCGACGCCGAGTTCGGCTACACTGGCCCGGTGTGGGACTTCGTCCCGCACAGCGGTCTGTTCCGGGTCTGAGGCCGCCATGCGCGTCTTCCCCGACATGGACCTCGCCCAGTTGCGCGCCGTCATGGGCGAGGCCTCCCTCCTCGACGCCGCCGCGCTCCGCGACGTCCTGCTGCGGCGAGGCGTCACCGATACGGACGACCTTTCGGAAGCCGAATGGTCCGACGCCGTCCGAACCGCTTACCGCCGCCTGCCGAAACACCTCCGACCCGAAACGCGCTAGAACCGCCCTAGGAGCGCCGAAACCCGGTCGCCCGCTACCCTGCCTAGGGTCAGCGGGCTTCCGGCATTCCTGCGCCATCCTCAGCGTTTCTGGAGGCATCCGAGGCGAACCTTGACCGGAACTTCGCCATCGCAGCGTCAAATTCGGCCTTCTGCGCGTCGGTCATGGCCGAGTACCGCCCCACCGGCCTGTCGCCCTCGACCGGCGCCGCGATCGCTCGCCGCAGGAGGTGCCGCTGGCGGTGCGCGGCCGCGACCTCGGCATCGAGGAGCTGGCAGACCTCGGCATACGAGGGGAACCACTTGCAGGACCGCGCGGCCGCGTCGAGGCTCGACCGGGTGTAAGCATGGCGCGGATAGTTCAGCATCGCCGCGTAGGCCGCGATCCGCGTCCGGGCGTCCTCGGCGCTAAGCTGACCCGCGACGAGCGTCCCGAGCGCGCCGAGCCACCGCTCGACCGTCGCCTGCGGCGCGGGCTGCAACGCGTCCTCGACGGCCTGCAGGGCGCGCTCAGCCTCGGTCCGGACGCTCGGGGGGATCGAAAGCTGCGAACCCGGCGTCTCGGTCTCGGCCCTCTGCAGCCAGTTCGCGAGCGACTGCGAGAAAGCCGTTGCCCGTGCGAGATCCTGTGCCATTCGTCGTCCTCCGTTCGCTGCTGCGGCGCACCCAGTTCCTCCAGGTCGCGCTCCAGTTGACCTTCCGCCCGTCCGCGCCGGGCTTGCTGTGCCAGTAGTCGCGGAACGACGCCGCCTCGCGCTCGACCGCGACGCCGAGGCTGCCGGCGAAGGCGCGATCCTCCTCCGAGGGCGACCAATCGTCGGGCAGGCGGGCTCCTCGGTCGGCGCGCTCTGCGCGCTTCCCCCCTGCACCCCCCAGAACCGGTTTCTCAGAACTTGTTCTTTCCGAAGGAAAGGGTGGTTGTGGTTGTGGTTGTGGTTGTATGCACGTTACGTTGTCCGTTACGTCGGACGTTACGTTCATCGTTACGTTGTCCGTTACGTTGCGCGCGGCCCTCGCGGCGGTCGCGGCCTCGGTGCGCCGCTTTCGGGCGTCGTAGAGGCGGGCGGCCTCGGCCAGTTCGTGGTCGATCCGGCCATGACGGATCTGACCGGACGAGACCGCGAAGAACGCAAGCACCGCGTCACGGTTCTCGATCCACTCGTCAGGCGTCATCCTGGCCGCGCGAGCGAGCGCGTCGTCGCTCAGGCGCAGCGGCCCGCCGGCTCGCCAGTAGGCCATGATGAGGTGGAGGTAGGCGCCGCTCTGGGCGGCGGTCAGATGCGCCGTGTCCGCGAGGTAGTCCGCGACGTACAGCGGCATCCAGCTATCTGGTCGTCCTGCCATCATCACCTCCTGCCGTCCAGCAGCGCCCAGACGATGATGCCGATGATCACAAAATCCTGCCATCCGAGAACCATTGCTTCCTCCGTTTGGGTTGAGTGGCGGGAGCGATCCATCCGGTAAACGCACCGGCCAGGGACCGGTTGACGGGCTAGGCCCGCTGGATCGCTTTTAGGTTCCGCGGCCCGCCGGCCACGGCAAGGGAGGGCCTGGCCTGTCCTGTCAGATCCCGAGGTCGAGCTGCACGCCCAGCCGGTCGGCGTAGAGCGTCACCGCCTGCAGCCGCTCCTGCTCGCGCGCCCGCTTGCGCTCGTCGCGGCGCAGCTGCACGACGCGCACCAGCGCCGCCGGGTCGTAGCCCGCGCTCTTGATCTCGACCTTCAACTCCTTGAGGTCGTCGCGCACCTCGTCGGCGGCGTCGAGCAGGCGCGTCAGCCGATCGGCGTAACGGGTCAGGTCGTCATTCGTCATCG